ACAATGTAAGAATAGCACCAAGTAATTTAAGTAGTGGTGGAGCAAGTGATTTAAATGGATTGACAGATTGCCTTGTAGATACAGATTCATTATATGTTGGGGAATCTCCTGCAAGTTTGAGTGGTAACCCACAAGGAAATACTACACTTGGAATAGATGCAGGCGTTGCATTAACAACAGGATTTGATAACACATTTATTGGTAGAGATGCTTGTAAAGCAATGACTGATTCAGACCAAATGGTTGTAATAGGTAGTGGAGCAGGACAAACAAGTTCTTCTAATGGAGATAGGGGGATTATGATAGGTTTTGAAGCACACGCTCTTTCTATGGGTTCACGAAATGTTACAATAGGTTATCAATCTATGCGTTTGAGTGGAGTAGGTAATTCAGTTGCAAT